TTTGACACTACCGTAGTATGATTCTGACACTACTGTAGTATGAATTTGAGACTACCGTAGTACCGCTGATGACACTATAACTATACTAATATAACTAGACATATTAACTATAAGAATATAACTATTTAACTTATGTGATTTCTAAATTATGGTTTATAATTATTAGATGAGACCAATACTTTTAATTGAACTACTAGAATCTATAGATGAACTAACAGAAATAATTGATGAGCTAAGAGAATTTGAACAAGAGCTGATGAAGATTCCCGAGCCCGATGCAAGAACTGCCAAGTTTATTTTGTCTGACACACTAAGCAAGGTAGAAAAATATGTGCTACAATATGAAGACCACCTCATTGAACTACAAGACCAATATGTGATGGTGCTAAGAGAGGAAGAATGAACGAACAAGCTGCTGACAGGAAAATCAAAAAACTTTTGATGTTTGTCGCTGTCATTATTAACAGTTGGGTACCTGCAGAAAAGCGAACTCAGTATTTAAACTTTCTCTATGGATATATTATAGACAAGGAGAATAATGAAAAATAACTTACTACCGGTACAGTTTAACGAAATAGAGAACATAGGTGCCTCTATGGAACAGATTAGGAACTTTGAACGTGAGCTTCAGTCTTACAACAATGTTATCTTTGGTAGAGAAGAAACACCCGTATCTAACGGTGTATCTACAATGTATGAGCTAGCAGTAGCTTACTACGCAAGAGCTAAAGAGATTGAGATGTACTGTAAAAAGTTTGAAAGCGGTATTGACATTGGTAAGACCAAACATCCTATCTATAAATTTAGAACCGGGCAATTAAATGTGTTCATTGAAATGGTTAAAGAGTTAGCCAAACTTGGAAGTAGAAGAATAACAGTAGCACAAATGATGCTGCAAGAGGACGAAAAAGACATTCTTTGAGTTGTAAGGGTGGGTTCCTCCTTTCTGATACACTGAGATGCTTCTCAGTAGCTAAACTGGGCAGTTGAACTGCAAGTCTGTTATAGTTCGCAGGCAAGGGGATAGTGTACTACCATATAACTTCGGTAGTCCCCGTTTCACCGGCCTTAGTGGGAAAGAAGCTGAACCTAGATAGGTGAAAAATCTATCTGTGTCGAAAGACTGAGGTAAGTGTATTTAACTTGGGCCCACCCCCTCTTTATATCAGCTATCGACAGCAATTAGCTTCTATCCAAGCTAATCTAGTTTGTATTTCTCTGACTACCATTAAATCTTGTTCTTGGTCCATAAGTTGTGATTCAAGACGAATAACTTGTGTTTTCATATCGTCCCATTCCCATTTTTGAATTTGAACATATTGGTTAGTATCATTATCTATTTCTAGTTTCTGCACTTTTTCAAACAGTACAGCTATATCGCCTTGTACCATTGTGCTATCTTTAAGCATTTCAAAATCTACTTCAACTTGATTCATTCTGTCATCAATGTTTTGTAGTGTATTGACTATGTCTCCAGCAGTAGATAAACCTGCACCAACAGAACCCATAAGAGCTATAGCTGTTGCTATTAAACCTAGATTATCTTTTATTTTTTTAAACATTATATTCTTCAGCGTGGCCTTCTTTGACCATAAGTTTATTTATATTTACACCTTCGACAAATAATTCACCTAGTACTCTACCGTACTTACCTGTTCCGTGAGATTGCATTTCCACATCTTTGAACTCTACTTTATCAATAAGCCACTGTTTCGCAGCAAGCCCTCGTTTTTTCTCTTCCAAATCTCTTGTTCGTGATTCTGGAGCATTAATGCCCAAGAGTCGTACACGACATTTATGCCACACATTAAAACCCAAATCAATTCTAACATCTACCGTATCTCCATCTACAATCCTTAAAACATCTACTTTATAGTAAAACATATATTCATTATAGCCTTATAATATTAGGGTAATCATCTATGGTCTCGTGTCATAGTAAGAATAGGGCCCCTATTGTGAAGGGGCCTTACTCATTTACCTTTTTTTAGGTTTTTTACCATTTGACTTTGGCTTTTTCTTACCTCTATGATACGGCACAATCACCTCCTAGATTCTTGTATATGCGTATAGTTTTTTATTCGGTTCATATGCCCGTGATACACCTCACTATCGTAATGGTCTAAATATTCGTGTTCCTCTACTGTTAGGTAATTTGTGTAAGGTTCTCTTCTACTTTGCTCTGTTATGTGTTGAGCATATAAATGACATATAATTGGTTCATCTATATTTGGATATAATAAATTAAATTTATTTATTTTAAGATATTCTGTTTGCAAAGGCTCTTCACTCCAAAAAATTGACTCAGCTACTAAACCTGTTTTTAAAGCCCACTCTTTAGTACCAAAAGCAAAATTTGCACAAAACTTAGAGATAGGTATAAATTCTCTATCATCATCGTATATAGGTTCATCTACCCAAGCATCTGTAAACTGTGTGAACTGTCTATCACCTTCTACTATTGTTGTGTATCTAAACTTACCATCTCCAATTGGTTTTCTAATTCCATCTACATAACCATATTGCCCTGCGTAAGCTGTAAGAATTGTTTTGTCATCACCATCGTGTAGGTCTATAAGTTTAGTATCCCAATTCTTACAAAACCAAGTATGAGAATCTATTTGCAATACATAATCTTGACTATCATACATATCACCAACCAATTTTCGCTGTTTGCCTACACCCATATAATTTATATCAAACTCTCTAGTAACTATTTTTACATTTGCGTTTGCATATTGAGATTTAAAAATCATTAATTCGTCTAAGCTTTTTCTATCTTTATAAATTAAAGATACGGCTATATAAACTCTTTCTGGATGCTCTGCTTTGTTTAAGCAATCTTTTAATGTAGGTACTAACTCTTTATCATCTAATGATGGTATTTTTACAAATATTGTTTTTAACACGCCCCTCCTTCACAACAAGCCACTACTTTTTGGCTAAATGCTGGACACTTTGCATTATAGCAGTAAAGTCCTGCGTGTCTTTCGAATAGAACTGACTGACATATGGGGCAAGGAGGACTCACTCCTGCATCATTTTGAAGAACCAATATAAGCAGATACATAAAGCAACGTAACTGCAAATAACATAATTATCCATTGGCTCATTCTTCTTCATCTTCCGGGTTGTTTAAAAACAAAATTTTTAACGATAATATACAATTACTTGGTGATTGGTCACACATCCATTGATTTGTCTGTATGTGTTTGAGTGGCTGTTTACACTCATCACATCTATTAATTTTTTTTCTGCTCATTATAAATTTCCTGTGCTATCTCTTTAAAATACTTAAAAAATTTGTTGCTCATTACACCTACCCATATAAGAAGACCAATAGATATAAGTGAGACTGTTAATACTAATATGATTTCTGTCATAATACCTCCTTTCGAGGCGACTGATTACATTTGAGTTGATAGTGCGGAGAGTGTGCCTACAACGACAACCCATCCTGCGAGTTCCTGTCTTGAAATCTTTGCGTTGACTTTTTCGTGGAGCGAGTCAATACGCTCATTAATTTTTTCCTGTCCTTCTAAAACCATCATCAACATTTCTTTTTGTGTTAAACCATTACTATTACTTGAACTAGACATTAGTTTCTATCCTCACAATGCTCACTACCATACTTGCAATTGCATATCTGTATGAATGAACCATCTTCTTTTTGATTTATATAACACATACTTTATTATACCTTAATCTCTAAGTCTTATTGTTAAAAGCCATATTACCGTAGATATAACTATTGCTATACCTACTATGTCTTGGGCGGTTCCGGTCAATGTGAACCAAGCAATGTAAAACCCAAGGAGGGTGAAAATCTGTGCTATTGACTCTTTTATAACGTCAATAATCCAGTCGCCTACTCCCACCATTTTTTTAATTACTTTCAAAATGGTCTCCTAGTTATGAGTGCACCTGCCTGTGCAACTATTTGCGAAGCAATAATCACTGGAACTACTACTTCTTTAGATTTTTGCCTTTGGTCTTGGGTCATATCTTGACCTATAGTCGCAAAGTCAATACTTTCTAAATCTACATCTATTATAGCACCTATAGGGTCGCTGATAAACGCCTCTATTTGTACCTCTGTAACTACATCAGCAAGTGTAAAGTTTTCTACATCAGAACTTGCAATTGACCTTTCAACAAACTCGTCTAATGCTTGTGCTGTATTCTCATCTTTAGATGCTTGTTCTGCAATGATTGTAAGGTCTTCAGAGGCCTCTTCTTCGGTAAAACCTAATACTTGACCAACTTCTGTCTTTTGTTCCTCAGATAAAGTAGCAACTGTTTCGACTTTAGTTACTTCTTTAACAACAGCTTGAACTACCTTTTGTGTAGTTTTATCAGCAGTACCTAAGTTCTGTATCTTGGTTTTTGCAACGGCTTGTACAACTTTAACCTTTTCTTCTGTAGGTAATTCTTTAACGGCTGCTTCAACTTTTTCTGTAAGCTCTTGGTCAGCTTTTTCTTCTGCTTCAACGACTTCCTCCTCTGTTAAACCTTCGGTATCGATAGGCTCCTCTTCTACTATCTCAATAGTAATAACTTCTGCGATAGCTTCTTCAGTTTCCTCAACGAGAATTTCTACTTCTTCTTCTGTAAGTTGTATCTCTGTATCTCTTTCCTCACTAGGTAGTGGCTCAATCTCCACTTCATCAAGTTCGGTTTCTTCATCAGCAAAATCTTCTTTAATTGGGAGCGTTGTTGTAGTAGTAGTTGTGGTACTAGGAGCAACAATAACAATTTCTTCCAACTCAAAAATTTCTTCTTCATATTCAATAACCTCTAATGTTTCTTGTAACTCTTGTATCGTATCAACTAATACTTTTAAATCTTCTTTTTCATCGTCTGATAAATTATCAGTATCTACATCTTTAAGTATAGATGCTTCTAGTTCAGCTTGTATCTTAGCTTCTGCTTCAGCCTCGAGACGAGCTAACTCTTCTTTTTCAGCTTTGATTCTAGCTTCCTCTTTTAAACGAAGACGCTCTTCTTCAGCTAAACGCTCTTCTTCAGCTTTACGCTCTGCCTCAATACGAGCTTCTTCCTCAGCTTTTTCTTTAGCTATTCTATCTTCCTCAGCCTTACGAGCTTCCTCAGCTTTACGCTCCTCTTCGGCTATACGGGCTTGTTCGGCTTCATAAGCTGCTTGGGCTGCTGCATCTGAGTCATCTTGGGCTTTTTTATTGAATACTGCTAGCGTAGGCTCAGTAGAGTAACCACTATAAACATTATTGACAGAGTCATAAGCTCTAATTGAAAAGGTGTAAGTTCCATTAGAAATGTTTGCATAAGGAATAGTATATTCAGTATTGCTTATATTGTAAATCACTACTTCATCTGTAGGACTTGTTCTGTAATATAGTTCATAAGTATCAGCAGTTGCATTTCCTGTATTAGGTGCTTCCCAATCTACTTTTACACCAGAGTTATATTCATTAGTAGCAGTAGTATTCATAGGTGGTCCTAAAGTATAAACAATAGTTGTTGTAGCAGTAGTAGATACTACTTCATAATTAGTTACTGGACCTGCTTGACCTCCGTGACAATAACTACCACTCTGTGTGCAAGAATAAACAACAAAATCATAAGTTCCTGCTGCTATGTCTTCTATTGTGTAAGAAGTAGCACTAGCGTCTGCAATATCAATACTTGTGTATGTTTCTTCGCTAGATAGTTTATATTCAATTTTATAAGACTCTACTGCTGACCAACCTGTATTGGGTTGTGTCCAACTAAAATCTAAACCTTGATACTCAGTATTAGAAATAGATAAATTAGTAACACCACTAGCTACATCTTGTATCGTATAACTAGCTATAGAAGTCCAATTAGAGTATTTAGAGTTGGTATCGTTGTCTGACCTTATTTTAAAGTATATAGTGTCTCCAACTGTCGCACTAAGAGCTGATTGTAAGTAAGACTTACTAAAAGTGTATTCTGTATTTAAAGCATTACTATCGCCAACATTACCTGTCGCTACACCATACATAGGTGGATTTGCTTTGTCGAAACCTATCGCGTATCGTTCTGCACTATATTCATATCTGTCTGGTGCTGCGTCCCAGTCAATAGTTATACTTCCATCGTGTAAATTAGCTGAAGTAGTTAAGTTACTTGGGTCACCTATACCATCAAGTATCTTTGGGTCATCACAAGCATTATCTCCTGTTGGTGCAGACCAATTTGTTTGGTTATAATCAAATGGTGTACCTGCATATAAATTCCAAGTATTTTGGTCTGTTAATGTAGAAAAACTGTAATCAGTTATGTTGTTAGACCTAACTCTATAATAAATATTTGTTCCTGATGGGTTATTAAAATAATACTTTAAGTTGTCGAGACTAAATGTGTGATACTGCCAAGTGTTTGTGGAATGTCCAAAAGAAGTAGTGACACAAAAACTATTTGTTTCAGTTACACCACTAGATTGACTAAAGAATATTGTATAACTTTCTGGTGGACTATCTTCAAATCCATCTGAACCTAATATACCAATAGTAAAAGTTCCTGCGTTAGCATCATCACTAGCATTTGTACCATAAGGTGGTTGTGTTGGAACGTGGTCAGCCATAGCAATAGGTAAAGGATATATAAGTAATCCAACAATTGCTAATCTAAGAAATGTATTAATTGACCTAAGCATCTACTACTTTCTAGTAGGAACGCTATTGAAAACCTCGTTAACTTCTTCTAAAGTAATTTTTCCATCGTCTATATATTTTCTTGCCAACATCTCTAAGACGTGTGCAACCCCCATTATTCCAGCTAGCAACGCAGATTGGTATACGTCAATACCTACTAACGAACCGGCACCTAATATTGATAGGCTTTGTGCTATAAACACAGCTAATATTCTCTTAGCTATATTTAAATACAGGCTCCAACCTTCTTGTAACCTTTGTGTCATTTACTTTGACCCAATAGGACAATTTGAGCAAACACCGCTGCATAATCCACAAATCATTTATATAACCTCCATAAATAGAAATAGTCGGGTAATATCCCGACCATCTCTATCTATTATAACCGATTATATCTTGACTATCCTTTAGGAATCTTAGACATAAATGGGAATGGTGCATCTTCTAATGCATTCTGAATTGCAGAAACGAGTGCTGATGCAGCTGCTACGCTTGCAGCCATAATAACATCTGCCTCGAACATTCCAGCTTGGTTAGCCATCATCACAGCCACAAAAGTTTGTGCTGCAGTTCTTGCTGCTCTAATTAGAGCTGTTCTCCAGTAATCTGGCATTTAATACCTCCTACAGTATTTTTTTAACTCCTCCACCACTAGCACCAGTTTTTGGTGACAATGGTAAAAGAAACTTTCCACCTTCTCTGTAGTCATAATCAACATAATTGACTGTGACTTCTTCACCCGACTCTATTGCATCTGCAATTTCCGGGTAAACCTTTTTATATGCCACAACGGACGCTCCGACAAAGCCGTCTTTTTTGGTTATATTTTCGTTTTGAGAAGAACCCAAAATTAAACAACCGGCGGTCGATTCGTCGGTATTTCCCGTGTGCCATAAAATCCACTCAAAATTTGGAACATTATTTACATAAATCATTCCACGGTGCCAAGCACCATATTTTGCAGTGTAGCGATTGTGATAACCGCCTTCTTTACGAAGAGTAAGTTTATACTTACCTTCTGGAATTCTTGTTTCGCCTCTGATTTTTTCTGCTCTGAATTCATCTTCGATTGTGTAGCAAAGAAATTTACGAACACCATCAGTGATATCGAACAATATTCCGTTTGTAGAGTCAGCTTGTGAACTTATTCTTAATACTTCAAGTTCCATCTTATTCTCCTGTTATCTCTGGAAGCCCAAAAGTTGCGTACCAAGTCTGTGGTCCGACTAAACCATCTTGAACTAGCCCAGCTAATTTTTGTATTTCCCTACATCGTTTAGCGGAATTTCTTCCATAGATACCGTCAACCGTCAGTCCTCCAGCAGAGTCTTGCCACTGAGAAACATCATCTCCTTTGATGTACGGTGACTGTACCACTAATATTCTACCATTCCATTTTGGTGCTTGTCGCTGTGCTTTTCTGTAGGCTTTACCTTTAATTAATGTAAAAAACTGTTCCCAAGGAAAATTTATTCCCGGGTCTGTTCTTCTTACAGGGTCGAGTTCAGCGTGAGAAATAAATCCTCTTTGACCTTTTAACCATTCGTTGATATTTAATCTTCTTGCTGGTATCTCATACGCTTCACACTTATCTGTAGCCCACTTGGCCGCAGTTGTAATGAGTGCATCTTCGTATTCTTTGTCTTGCCCCCATTCGGAAGCATAGTAAGCTAACTCTAATCCTAAAGATTTACTGTTATGTCCTCTAACGTGGAACGCAGTAAAGTCATCTGGTAATAAATTAACTATATTTTTATCATCTACAACGACGTGTGCAGACGCTGTTCTTTCTGTTTCGGATAGGTATTTTGCTACATTTTTAGCAACTCTGCCACCTTCGGCAGTGTGAACTACTATTCCTTGTATATCTCTCCCCCTAAATGGGTAGTAGTTCCCTTTCTTATTATTCTCTCTTACTGTCGCGTATGGATTTTCATTATCTAGTAAATAATAATATCCCATATGTATATGGTACTACACATTTATATATTGTCTATTTTATACTATAACTCTTTTATAGACTTTTTCTGTGCTTTATATAGATTGTTAACTCCATATTTATCAACTGTGTAGCTTAACATCCCCGGCTTTGTCAATTTGCCGTGTGTTTGTTCTATCCATTTAGAACCACCATCTAGTGCAGGGGCACCAATAATTTGTTGTGGGTCTTCTACGAATGTGTAATGATGAAAGTGACCAAAGTTTAAAATGTTTGCAAAACCTATATGGTAGTCACCATACTTTTGATTCTTATGCCAAGCTTGAGCTTTAGCAGGAACAAAGGCTCCACCTCCCGACCTAAACTGATGGCCGTGAACGAATCCTAATATATTTCCGTGACAGTTGTAAGTAAGAGTTATGTCGTCATCTAAGTGTTCCGGATATATGTGTTCAATGTGGCTGAAAGAACTTGGGTTTTGTCTCATTGCAAAATCTGTATAGTAAGCAACAGCTAAATCTTTATTATCCATAAATGTTGTATAGCTCTTACCATTTTTTCTGTTTTCTCCGTGATTGCCGGGAACACTTATTACTGTGACAGGTACATCAAGTCTTGAAAACTCTTTGATACTTGCAAACATAAGTTCAGTTGCTATCTTTTGCTGAGCACGGTCATCGTATTCGGCTGAATAGGTTTGTTGTGCGTAAAACCCATCGCACCCTTCGACGATATCACCCATACAACCTATAACAATTTCATCTAAATTATATCCCATTGATTGATACTGTTTAAACTTTTGTATTGTTTCGGCTACCCCTACTTCAACTCTATTGACTAATGCTTCTGTTCCCCCACCTTCATTTTTTCCGATTTGCCAGTCAGAAAAAAGAGTGACGAACGCTCCATTGCCTTTTGATTTTTTAGGAGCTTTAGCAGAAAACTTATTTATTTTTTTAACTAAGCTTTCTTGTAGTTCTTCATCAAGAACACCCGGAATACGAGCTACAATTGTACAGGTGTAATGAACTTTCTTTTCTCCATCTACACCATCCCAAGTTCTAAACTTCATTGTGTCGTCTAAAACTTTAAAATGTTCGGGACTTATGCCATTTTCTAAAAGAAAACTATCCCAGTTTTCTGCAGGTGAAGGTTCATTGATTCCTCTATTGGCTGCAACAGTTCCTTCCCCTGTATTTTGGTCAAACTCTACATACGGTTCTACACCATTAGGAACTTCTCTTTTTGGGATTTTTGCTTGTTGTGCTTTAGCAAACTCTAAAGCTTGTTGAAACTTATTAGGCTTCTGTGTCATTTCTTTTCATCCTCCAAGCTCTAACAGCAGATAAAGATATTTCAATATCAACTGATTTTAAAGCATCTACAATTGTCTGATTATTATAAGCAGTATTTAAAAGTGCAGTTTCAAGAGTACTTGCATATTCTTTTTCTTCGTCTGAACCACGATTGAGCTTTGCTAATATTTTATCTATTTTAAGTTTCTGAACCCTCTGTGCGTGTAATGCATTTAACGCCTCATCAAATTTATTCATTATTCCTCTTCGGAAACAGGTGCTTGTGCATTAGTTACTATTGCTCTTAAGTTGTCAATAACAACATCTCGCTCAGCGATTTCTACGGTATGTCTAGCTTCGTTGATAGCCATTTTATCAATCATTTTTCTGGCTTTGTCAAGCTCTGCTAAATTTTGATTATAAGCAGCTACAACTTGTTCTATATCAATCTTTTGATTTTCTTCTGTCATTACTCTCCTTGTTCGCGTTAATACTATTATAGCATTTTACATACAAGGTATGACAGTTTTGTATTATTTTTTATATATCTTGTTTATATTTTGTATATTGCTTAGAAGTAGACTCATAATCTGGAGAATCTAAGATAGAAGAAGGGGCTCTATCTGTTAATCTACTTTTTTTAAGAAGTTCCCACTCTAAGTTGTATAAATTTACCATACTCCATTATAAACTTATAAAAATGCACTCGCCGGGACACTCTTCTGCAGCTTCTTTTACCAACTCTTCTTTACCTATTGGAACTACTGCTGTGCCTTCTGCACCTTCGGGGTTACCTTGTGAAGCAGCGTATATTTTAGGATATGGTGTGTGTTCTTGCACATAAGCTAATCCATCCGGCAACATAGTGAATACTTCGGGACAAATTTCTGCACAAAGACCATCACCGGTACATAAATCTTGGTCAATCCACACTTTCATATAACTATTGTAGCTTTCTATTTCGTCGTGTTATCTCCCTATATCCTGCTGTCATCTTGCTACGAAGTTTATATGACTCAATATTATTTTCTTTATGGTCTTGTTGTGTGAACTCTTCAATATTTAATTTTGTTTTACTTCTCTTAAAAGGTATGACGTGTAGAAACGGGTATCCCCTTTGTAAGATTCTATCCCCTTCTGTATGCCATATGCTAGGAAAATTAACTTGATGAAAACTATCTGTTTCTACAATTCCCGGAAATAATGTGTAATTATCTTGTGGATGCATCAATGGTTGTATAAATAAGGTAGACCATCCCGGTGGAGTATGAAAGAACCAAGGACTTGTAAACTTTACTGCTCTTCTGTAATCATTTCTTTTAAACGGATATGTTTTAAATTGTCCTTCTTCGTGAAACTCGATACCACTTCCAATTCCATCTTGTATGCCATTTGTTTCAAAATAAAACTCTTGACCGTGTCTTTGTATTAAAAAGTCGCACCACATAGGAATAATGTATCCTTGTGAAAAATAATCTACTACTGCTGGACATTTTTTAATAGTATGTGAAGACCACTTCTTAAGTATTTTTCCTAATACTGGAAATGGTTTATGGTCGGGTCTTGGTAAATCCATATTTAGATTTTGAAACCATTCGGGTATTGCTTGTGCTGCAGGTATTGGTGGTTCTAAATCTAAGAGTGCAGGATTTTGTGTTTTAAAAGTTATAGTTGGTGTTTTAAAAGATTTCAAATTAAACCCGCTGCTTGTCTTTTTTCTCTTGTATTAAGTACAGGATTGTTCCACCAGTGGTCTGGCTCTACATAGTGATTAAACATCATACCTATTTTATTATTATTAGGGTCCGGAAATTCTTCTCTCCAATGCTCTTGTTCTTCGCCATAAATAATAATTGCTTGATTAGGCTCTAAGAAATATTCTTTACCTTCAATCCAAATACCCCAAGGTTCTGTTTCTTGATATAAACAAACATCAATCGTGTAAGTACAAGCGTTGTTGTCTTTGTGTTTTGGTAAATTAGGTATATTGTCATCTACTAATTTATATTCTGCAAACATTGAATAAGATGCTTCTAGGTTAGGAGAATTAAATATTTCTCTAGCTAAAGGAACAAGGACGGGTTTAAATTGTCTTATCCAGTTAGCGTTTTCACTATCTTTTCTTTCTTCATCACCGTAAGTTAAACCAAATCTACCAAAATCAGATGAATATAACCCTAAATGGGCTTGTCTCTTAGCAATGGTTACTAGTCTTTCAAATATATTTTTAGGATAAACATTATCGAGTATTAAAGCTTCTTCCACCATTTCTCCTTGGGCATTACTTTATCTGGTCTTCTATCAAGCATATCTGGATAAAGCATATTACTATCTCTTCTATTTACACTTGAACCAACTATTTGATTCCATTGTTTTGAAAAGGTTTCATTCCACTCTACATATTTGAGTTTGACTGGCTTACTGAATAACAAGTTAAACATAACTGTATCGTGATTAATTATGCATTCATCTTGTTCTAAGTTTGTCCATTCAAAAGCCCAAGACAATCCTCTTGACCAAGCATATATTGGCATAAATCCCGGAATAGTAGATATAGGCAAATTTTGTCCTGTGTTTCTATCTGAGGGTATAACATCCATCCAAACTTCTTCATCGTCAGTAAACAACATAACAGGCATTGTTATTTGCATTACAGGGGTATCCCTGTCTCCCCAAGCTTCTTTTTCTTCTAATATAAAATCATTAAATGGTCCGTGATGCTTTACTAGGCCTGTAAATCTTGCAGAAACATCATATCCACCATACCTATCTACTTCATCAGCAAATGTATTCTTTCTTAATTTAAGTTTTACATATGACCAAGGAAAATACATTTCATACATTCTATGTCTCATAAATTGTGTAGATACGCAACCATTAGGTGCTTTAACAAACTTGCTAGGTGTTCTAAAATTAATAGCCGGTTGTTCACTTTGAGTTTCGTTATTTTCCATTTGGCCCCACTCTAAATTCTTACGAGGTAATGTAAATGCTACAGTTGGCATATCTTTATTGAGTGAACTTAACTTCTTACTCCATAAATCAGTAATCTTTGGTATCTTTAATCTATAATTTTGTGGTACTGGACATTTATTCATCTATAATCCCATCTCTTTTCCATATTTTTTTATTTTGTTGAGTCAACCATCGATACCATCCATTTTGTTTGGTTCGTTCTGCCTCTCTACTTTTATCGTAATAAAGCTTTTCATCTTCATTCATAATTCTTGATTGATAACCTAAGTTATCAAAACCTTCTCTTTTAAAAGGAATTATTTGTATTAATGGCATACCTTGTCTAAATGTTCTTTCACCTTGACCGTGATATAAAAAAGGTATATTCATTTGATGGTAACTATCAGTTTCTACAATGCTCGGCATAATTTCTATTTCCCAATTTCTGTGGTACCAAGGTGAAGTAACTAATATAGACCAACCCGGTGGGGTAATAATATCCCAAGGGTTAGTAAATTTTAGTGCAGTATTAAAAGAGTTATCATTTATAGGCATAGAACCTATAGAACTTGGTTCGTGGTAAGTTACAGTTTCTTCATTAGCGTGCTTGTTATACCAGTTAAATCCAGTTTGTACGTTATAATCTATTCTTAAATCTAGCCACAAAGGTATTATGTAACCAGCAAACATCATATCTTTGACAGTAGGGCATTTTTTTACAGAGTTATCTCTATATGGAATAGTGTTCCAAGAATGGTCCGCTTCGTTCATATAAGACCACTCTCTCTGTAAATTTTTATACCAAGCAGGCATAAATTCTTTTGAGGGTTTTACGGGTGCTAAGTCTACATAGTGTGCGTGGCCCGGATTAACCAAAAATAGTATTTCTTCTTCTTTTCCAAGAATATGAGTTTTATTTTCTAATATTCTAGAGTATTTTTTTGTCTCCCACCATTTTTTCATACTACTCCAATAGTAAATCTGCTGTTGTAACTGCTTTTAGATTATCATTTGGTTTTATACCATCAAGTTGTCTTTTAACAGAAATTTCATCTCCGTCTTCTTCCCAGTGGATAATGTCTATTGTTTTCCCTAGTGAAGTTAATTTATTGTAAGCAGTATCTATATTTTCAAATTTATCAGGAACCCATCTTATTATTATTTTACAACTAGGGTTGTCTGCAATTGTTTGTGAAGCACCATCTAAAACTTCCATTTCTTTTCCATTGGCATAGATAATCATTAAATCTGGTGATAAATCTAAGCTGTCGATAGTTATTACTTCTACTTCTTGAGATTGTAAACCTACTTCTTTATCAATTACTGCTCCAGATTTGTTATCACTGTTGTAATAGACAATTTCAGTACCCGGCAACGCACCAGCACCTTTATTAAGATTTGTTCCTGTTGGCACATTTGTTTCTAGTAAAGCAAATCTAGAAGCTATAGGTTCCAATGAAGTAACTGAAGTACCAGCATCTATTAACTGTTTAGAAGACAAACCGAATCCAGCACCAATAACAATGGCATTTGTGTAACTAGAAGCGTTATCTTTTAACCAAAATTCTAAGGAAGGGTTTATGTGGCCTAAATCGGAAACACGAGATTCATACCAATCAGAATCATCATAATCTAATGTTGGTCCACATCTAAAAACTTGTGATACTATAGCCAATCTACTTCTACCTCCGGTTTATCTGATTTATAAACATAATTACCTTTATCATTATACTCTGCTAAAGCGAAGTGTGGACTGTCCGGTGTATTAAACCCAAAACTTAAACATATTGATATGTCATCTGTTTTTTTTCTTGAGTGCGGAAATTCTCCAAAATAAGCTAATGCTTCTTCATTTTCTAATACAATTTCGTGATTATCGTATGTAATAGTTACAGGTTCTACAGAATAATAGTTATACAAAATGTTATATTGTGCAGGCCCAAAATCTATGTGTTCTATTGTTGGAGGTGACTCTTCATACCATCTTATTCCTGAAATTGTTGGAAGTAGATTATGTACTTCAAAAACTTCTCTTGCTTTATCTATTAGATAAGTTGCAAGAACATCAATTTCATAGGACCTTTTAAAATAATGATTTATTTTTTTATTCCAGTTATGTTCGTCAATAAAAGGACTTTCATTATCCAGAAAATACTTTAATTCTTCTAATTGATTACCTTTGAATAAATCCGTAATTTTTACAGCATCCATTATTTCTGTCCTCCTTGTGGCGTATACATAACGGGCATTCCATCCCAATCTAAAACGTGACCCAACCAAGTCACTATTGCATATTTAGTTCCTTTAATTACAGGCATAGCTCTATGTGCGTATGCATAGTTACTAGGAAATAAAACTAGTGATGGTTTGTCGGGTTTAATATTTTCATCAAAATATTCAAAGTATGTTCCACCACCTTCATAATCTTGTGGGTTTAGAAGTATTAATGCTGATAAATACCTAGGTATGTGAGGTGCATAGTCACAATGACTTTTGTACTCTTGACCACCTTGATATCTGAGAATTGTAAAACCTTCGTCAAAATGTATAGGGATTTCGTATTCTTCGCAATATAGTCCTACATATTCTTGCAACTTTTTGCTAATTAAATCTTGAATTTGCTTACATTTTAAATAGTAATCATCCAAGTCTGCTTTAACTGCTTCTCTATATTCACGAGACGACGGGTCTGTAAATGCGTGCTCAGTTAAATTAAAAGTCATATTGCTTCTTATATTTCCACCTTCGTGACCTTTACCAACTTTTGCACTTATATAACCCATTTTTAATTTTGAGTTATCTATTTCCTCTGTTGTTTTTATAATTTCTTCAGCTTGCACATCTGTTAAAAAATCATCATAAATATGTATAGTTCCTGCTTTTTTTATCATCTTAATTCCCTTCTAGCTAATTCTTGTACAGGTTCTCCTGCCATCTCTCCATCAACGTTATAGTGACTTGAAAAAGATACTAGGAAAGCTGTTTTTCTACCATTTAAAAGTGGAGTTGTTGCGTGTGAATATACAAACGCACTAGGCATAATAACTGAAGTACCAGCAGGTGCTTTATAAGCACCCATTTCTGGAAAATACCTAAACAATAAATCTCCTCCTTTAAAATTATCATTCATATAAGTAAGGATAGTAAATCTTCTCAAATAAGGTGCTATATGATGTTTATTTGTTCTTTTATCTCTTACAGAATGGTTATCACTATGAAATTCCATATGCTTAGGAGGTCTATAAGATATATATTGCCAAGATTCCATCCAATTTACTTCTCTTTCAACTTCTGGATATATTTGCATATATGATGCTGCTTTATCAATTGCATTTCTTTGCACCTGTTTAAAGTATGAAATAGATTCTTTTGCTTTAAAATTACTTTCAGGACTAAATCTTATAGGGCCATTTGCTTTACCATAACCTTGACCATCTTGTGTTACGTTATATTTTTTCCATTCATCTACTTCTGAATTCATAATATCTATAACTTCTGAATATGTTTCTATACATTTTTCAAAAGCAACTATTCCGGGTGCTAAAATTTTTGGTTGTACTGATTTCCAAATATTTTCTTGCATTATTCTTCTTCAAAATAATATTCATATACAGAAGTTTCTTTAGTTTCGACTTCTATACCATCTACTTTTATAACGACTTCATACCAACCTATGTCAAGTTTTAAAAAATCTGATTGCCAATGATTTCCTATTTCAACATAATGCATAGGTAATGTTTTTAACAATACAGATTGAGAACTTGGATTGTCTAAATCATTTGTATATATTTCAGAAATAATTTCTGGTTTATCTTTTTTGATTACTTCAAAATCATCCCAATAATTAAATTGTACATAATCTTTATCAGAAAAATTTATCGGTACTTCAAGAAATCTATATTCAGGGATAGAAACTTCACCAGCTTTATCGACATCTTTAATTAAATCTTTTGTGTTTTCACTTATACCGTGTTGGATTTCAGCATAAACATTTTCCCATTGAGATTTATATTCATCAATATTTTCTTCTTTTGGGACATAAAATATTTTTCGCACGAACCCTCCTCGTAAAATTATTCGATTGCTGCTAAATTATCTAAACAAACTTTCATATAATCAATCACAGTATGCAAAGAAGCATCTTTGGTAGCTTTATATGCATCTACATCAGCCAAGAAAGCAGCTTCGTCAAAAGCAGCTATGTCTTCGCCTAATTTAAAAAGACTATTAGCTACGCCACCTTCTAGCATTGCTACTGCGTCATCTTTTTGAGTTTGTAAAGCTTCTGCACTTAATGATAAGTCCATATTGTTTACTCCTATATTATTAAACGTTTTACCCCTTAAGTATAGCATTGTAAACTGCGATGGTTCAGTGTCACCACCCCACAAAGTAGGGGTCATATATGCTTCTTCTGGAACGTCTATTTCTTCGTAGTTTTTAAAGTCATAAAATATTCTAAATTTATCTCCATAAGTCTTTGTGTTTTCATCTTCGTCATCATCTAAGTCACCCTCAGTAACTGCAAAAGAAACACCCATAGCTAATAACTCGTTATAAGTATTATCTTTGTATAGATATGGTTTGTTTTGTTTTATATAAAAATTACTTTGTGGATTTAAACTTTTATCAATTGTATATAAATATCCTGTTTCATACTTAAAAGGGTCTAATGCACCAGTTTTTAAGTTCTCTGCTCCAGATATTTCATCGTTATATTCGTAGTAACCGTCTTTTCTTAATATATAAAAACTTACTACATCAGAATTATTCATAGGGATATCAACATAGCCCTCACTATTAAATGCTATCTCTTTTCTTGGGTATGTTGGTAAATCAACATCAGTTGTAAAATCTGGAAATAATGGGTTGGTAAAATCGGGTTTATAAATACCTAAAAAATAATGTATTTTATAGAGTTCAATGTCAGAACCTAATTTACTAAAGTGTACACGAATATATGATGGTGTACTCATTACTACACCTTAAATGTCTTAACGGTCCCGCTTGCGTATCCTGTAACATCTGTTGCAAAACCTGTTAACGGTATATTTTGCGAAACAATAAATATTACTCCTCCACCAGTAGTTGTTTCCCCACTAGCTTCAAATGTTCCATATCCTTGTATTTTTCTAGCACAAACTACAACAACTCCACCACCATAGTTGACAGAGTCTCCTGCTCCACCTACTAAAGCTGTAGCAGTTGTGGAACCACCGTGCTGAATCACTCCATCTATTGCTATATCGGGATGATTAAAATATTCTGCACCTTCTGCTGGTTCAGTAGCTGTGTATCCATTTCCATTACCACCTAAAGAATCTGTAGCTGCGGATTGAGCACCACCACTAAGTGTCCCGGAAGTGGATGCTGCACCTACTCGACCAATTATTGTATCTGATTGATTTGCTGATGTTCCTGCACCAGTCAATGTATTTCTAACAAACACCCTGTATCCTGCTGTATTTAATGTGTAACCAGCACCTACCGTTAAATTGTTATAATACATATCTCTTGTTAATGTTGTGTTGGCTGATATAGTCACATTTCCATCCATACCGGAACCGTAAATGCTATCCGGAATGACATCAAAAGTTTCAAAGTCTGAAGGTATTTTCCCTATTTCTGTTATTGCCATATTATGCTCCCGGGTCTGTGTCGTCTGCGTTTATATTGAAAACTGTAATTACTGAGCCAGCACTTGCAGAACCAGTTCCACCAGTTCCTGCTGCTGCCGCCAATGTTAAAGAAGGTAACGGCTTTGTTCCTGTAACTAAAACTACTGTCCCACCACCAGCATTGTATCCATCTGAAGCAGTTCCTGCTGAACCACCTGCACCACCCGGATGAGGTGTTGTTGGATTAGTATTGCCCGGGTAAGAGTAGTTATTACCGGGATTAGCACCATAGTTAGTTGGGTTAGAGCCATAGTTTGTATAAGAATAATTATTACCCGAATAAGAGTAAGGGTTCCCCGGATTACTGCCACTATAAGAATATGGATGTGAATGTGCATAGTGGTAATGATAAAAACCATTGGCAAAGTTATTTATTGGGTTAGGAGATGGATGCCAATGATAATGTGTATGTGGATTAGAACCATAGTTTGTGTAGGGGCTTGGTGGATTAGAACCATAGTTAGTTGGGTTAGTACCACTGTTATTGTAAGAATAGTTATTACCAGAATAAGAGTAAGGGCTAGGATTGTTAGCACCATAGTTTGTTGGGTTTGTATTTCCCGGTGTTGATGCGTTTGGTGCTGGTGTTCCAGCATTACCTGCTGTTGCTGCTGTTGAAGCATCTCCATCAGCTCTAATTGTTCCCTCACCTGTGATTGTCTTAGCTATTACTAATACAACTCCACCACCTACAGCACCTGAACCCGGTGTTGCTGCGTTACCAGAAGACCCTTTACCTCCAGCTGCTCCTACTGTTTGGTAGTCTCCCCAGCCCGAGTCTCCACCATCTGCACCTGCTCCCTCATTTGCTGTGATGGCTCCGTCGTCTCCTCCAGAACCTCCACCAATAAACTTAGTGGTATTATCTGAAGGGTCGAATTTTTTTCCTAATAAAGCTACTGTAAGGTTAAACATTTCGTTATCACCTTTAAAGAATTCATCTCCGGAAGAGTGGGAACCACCTTGTTCACCGGAAGCTCCACCAAGTGTATCTGTAGCATCTACACCCTTAGCAAATCCACCCTTAAGTGTTCCTGCTGTTGTTTTAGATGTGAACCTACCAATACGAGAAGTAGCATCTGTAAAAGCTAATGTTCCTCTAACGAAGACACGATAACCATTTGTGTCTAATGTACAAGATGAATTAATATTTAAATCGTTGTAGTACATATCTCTAGTAAGAACGGTATCAGCTGCGATTGTTACATCTCCGTCTTGACCAAAACCGTATACTTCATCTCCCCCTAGTCTGTCTAACAACAGGGGTTCTGGTATCTCTATTTCAGCCATTAACTAACCTCTACACCGGATATATGTACATTGATAGAGCTTGCTGCACTAGCTAATCCTCTGATAGACGCACTTGCTGCTACAACCATTGCTAAGTCAATAACTGAGGTTGTGTTAGCTGGCACAGTAATATCTCCAAAAATGATATGCTCATCTCCTGTAGTTCCACCTGAAGGTACAACTTTAATCTGTGCTGTTCTATCAGTAGCTGTGTAGTTTGCTAATAAGATTTGCTTGATAATTATTTTATTGCTATTGCTGAAAATTTCAGCTTCAGAAGTACCAAGTGTCTCGCTAGCATTCAACTCTGCTGCTGTATATACTGCCATTTATTTCTCCTATAATCCCATCCACTGTAAAGCTTCGGTAGTGTGAAGTTGTTGAGCTTTCACCTTTACCATTGCTGAAGCGGAATTGTCGTATAACATTACTAAGTCATTGTCCTCATCAACATCTATTGATGTTCCGTCTGTAAGTCTTGATGCGTCAACTACTAGTGTGACTGCACCAGAATCGGCACCTCCATCAAGACCAGAAGTTGCTGCTGTTGTTACACCTGTAACATCACCTTGTTCTAATACTTGCCAGCTAGAGCCTGTATATACCTGTAAACGGCTATCTGTAGAGTTGTATATCACCATACCGGCATTTGCACTTGATATGGCATTTCTTTCTGTTGTTGTATATGATGGGATTAAAGGCCCACCATCTGTAGAACCCGGTATAAATTCGGATAATCCATTACTATCACCACCAGCTGTGGTAGATACACGAATAAGATGTTGTCTAGTTGCCATCGTTTTCCTTTATAGAATTAAACACTCTAATTATAGCAAGTATAAGCGTCATTATATCTCCTCTTTTGTTCCTCTTATTTCTTTGATACAAAAAATAAACCATACACTACCCCAACCTATTGCAAAACCTGATGCAAATGATATAAATACTTCCATTATGTATCTCCTAGTCTTGTGAATGTTGCATAAGTTTTATTTTGGGCGCTATCTCCTATAAAACTTCCACCTGTGTTGAAATATCTAAATTTAATTTTGTGATTTGTCAAATCTGTTACATCTATAATTGCTGAAGCGTAAGCACTATCTCCACCACCACCTGCTTGTGTAATACCTCTAGCAATATCTACTCCATTGCTAAAGTTATCATCTGTAGCGTGTATGTATATATTGTGATGTGCAGAGCCATCAGTTCCAGCTGCACCTAATCCTACAATTTCTACTTTGTAGTAACCTGTTTTGCTAAATGTAAATGTTCCAGAACTTTCGCTAACATTACTACCAAAGTTTGCTTGTAATGTGCTATCTGGAACTTCCCAGTTTCCTACATCTGCATTAGCACCAGTAGTAGTTTGGTCTGATGTAACCCTAAACTGTTGAACGCTAAATTCTACACCATCTGAATAGCCAGCTAAGTCTTTACCATTTGCTTTAACTTCACCTGTACTTTCAATAACAAGTCTTTCAGTTCCAGCAGTAGCCATTCTAATCGTGTCATCATCAGTAGTTTCTTCTACTTTGATATAAGTATCTGTATCGCCATCTCTAAATACTGTTGCAGAGTTTGATGTTCCTACAATTTGTATTGGGTCACTAGTACCATCAGAAAGAACTAAGTCTATGTCTGTAGCTGAGGTACCAACGTTTGTAAAATCTATTGGGTCTGAACTTGCGTCTGAAAGTGTAAGAGGCATTTCATCATTTACACTGAAGCTAACTGCTGCTGCGATATTTGATTTTGCAACTTTCTTTAATGCAGAAGCACTTGTATCAAATGTTACTAAGAAGTCATCTTCTGCTGGAGAGCTATCTTCTGTTAAAGCAGTTATTGCTGCTGTTGTAATACCTGTAGCATCACCTTCAAAGGTTGCAGCTACAAAAGTCTCTGAGCCAACTGTCCACTTGTCTATGCTTTCATCCCATATAAGTGTCTTATTAGCATCATCACCTCTCTCAATTTCAATACCACCATTCTCTGAAGCAGAGCCAGTTGCATTGGAATTAAGAACAATTTGATTATCAGCTAAAGCTATTGTTTCTGTATTGACAGTAGTTGTAGTACCAGAAACTGTTAAGTCACCAGATACTATTAAGTCATTAAATGTTACATCAGAAGTTGTAGCTACAGCTTGACCTATAGATACTTCACCAGAGCTAATTGACACACCAGTACCAGCTGTAATGTGTGCTTGAACTTCAGAGGCACTAGGACCTGTGTAAGTAAGAACACCGGTACTTGAGTTATAAGCTAGTGAACCATCGCCACCACTATCTGTTACACTAATAGAACCTCTAGCTCTTGCATCTGTATAGTAAAGATTGGTTGAACCTTCAGTTAGGTCATCTGTTGTTGCTGCAGCTATTCTTGCATCAGCTCTAGCGTCTGTGTAGTAAAGGTTTGTAGAACCTTCTCCTATGTCATCAGTATCTAAAGCTACATTAACCCAAGCACTGCCGTTATATCTTAATACTTCATTGGTTGCTAGTGATGTAAGAGTAACATCTGTTAATTGTGCTACTTGTGAACTAGCATCTCCCGGTTCCCATTGCGAACCAGACCATTTAAGAGCTTGACCGCTTGTAGGTGCTGAACTTGTTGTATCTACATCACTTAAATCATCAATTGATACAGAACCAAAGTCTATATCTACTTCGTTATTTGAAGTATCATCAGTAATTGTAATTTTTGCAGAACCTGCATTAATCTTCTTAAACTGTAAATCTTCTCCAACTTTTCCATCAAAAAGTCCTACACCTGCAGTACCAATGTTAGAAGCTGTGTTTGTTTCACCCGAACCGGATATACCACTAACAGATTTTAGAGCAAATGTTCCTGCTGAGTTGTCCCAAGTGACAACTTTATCATCATCAGAAGCGCCCGGTGCAGAGAATCCTACATTGTTTAAATCTTGTATATCAGCAGCTGTAATTCTTGCGTCTGCTCTAGCGTTAGTAAAGTAAAGATTAGTAGAGCCTTCAGTTATATCATCAGTATCTCCACTAAGTTCTGATAAAGCATCTTTAGTAGCTATTTGAGCATCTACATAAGCTTTTACTGATTGCTGTGTTGGTAATTTAGTTGCAGAGTTAGAAGTCATATCATCTTCATCTACAGTGTCTGCAATCATTGCAAAGTCAACAGCACCTGCACCTATTGTTGTAGCTAATGCTACGGCACCGGAACCATCGAAGCTAACTGCACTTGCAGTTACATCGCCAGTTAAAGAAAAGTTTCTAGCTGTTGTTAAAGTAGCAGCACTACCACTTGTATTTTGATTACCAGAAGTATTAACACCCGGTAAATCTATATTTGCTGTTCCATCAAAAGAAACACCACCTATAGTTCTAGCTGTAGCTAAAGCAGTTGCTGTATCAGCATTACCTGTGACATCACCTGTGACATTTCCAGTTAAGCTAGCTTCTACTGTTCCTGCAACAAAAGTTTCTGAACCGATAGTCCACTTGTCATTTGATTCATCCCATACAAATGTTTTATTAGTAGAGCTTCCTCTTTCAATCTCAATACCTGCGTTTTCGCTAGGTGTACCTGTGACATTGTTATTTAATACAATTATGTTGTCGTCAACAGTAAGAGTTTCTGTATTTAAAGTTGTTGTAGTTCCACTAACAGTTAAATTACCGGATACTGTCATATCGTTAAAAGTTACATTATCTGAGGTTCCAACTGACTGACCTATTGCAACTTCACCAGAAGTTATGGAAACACCTGTACCTGCAGTAATGTGAGCTCTAACTTCAGCAGCTGAAGGCCCAGTGTATGTAATTACTCCTGTTGAACTATTGTAAGCAAGGCTACCATCGCCACCCGAGTCAGTGACTGATACTGCAGCACGACTTCTAGCATCTGTGTAATAAAGATTTGAAGAACCTTCTGTGATATCGTCAGTATTATTGCTTGATGTTAATACGGTGCTATCAATAGCAACAGAGCCGGAGTTTATATCAATACCTGTTCCACCACTAAAGTGTGCTCTAATTTCACTAGAACTAGGTCCTGTATAGGTTATTACACCTGTGCTTGAATTGTACGCTAACGAACCATCCCCACCACTATCTGTGACGGATATCGCTCCTCTAGCATCACTATCTGCATATTGAGTTATTGTTGTTGATATTGTTTCACCGGATATACTTATTCCAGTTCCTGCAACAAAACTACTTCCTTGTACTGACACAACTGAATCTCCACCCATTCCAGAGTGATTAGAACAGTAATAATAAAGCTTATCTGCAGTGGCACCATTTACAATTATTTGTGTGTATGAACCTGCTGTTCCCGGAGTTCCGGAAGTAGAAACTTGAGTTGTGTATTCGCTACCACTGTTAAATGTTCCATCTTTTGTAGTAGATAATCTAAGTGGATGTCCATTGTTAGAACTGTCTCCTTGGTCAAATCTATAAACTGTTCCCGGAACTAATTGAACGCTTGCAGCAGTTTCTCCATCTAGATGATATTTGTTACCACTTACGTTGGCTACTGTGACTGCAAATTCAACAATCGAATTACCAGCAACTTCTAATACACCTCCACCCATACCAGAGTGATTGGCACAATAATAGAACAATCTGTCCGGTGTAGAAGCGTCTGCTTTTATATCTACATAAGCCCCACTATTTCCTGCAGTACCATTTGTTGATACTCCTGTACTGTATTCAGTACCACTGTTATGAGTTCCACCTAATGTTGCTGAAAACTTAAGTGGATGACCACTGTTAGAAGAATCAGACATATCAAATCTATATGTAATTCCCGGAGTTAATTGTAAACTACCTGCTACTTCACCATCTAATAAATATTTATTAGTGCCGGAAGCATTGGCAACTGTGACCATAATTACTGATACAGCAGTATTGTTTTCAAAGTCTATTGTTTTATTTGTTAATGTTTGTGAACCAGTAAGAGTTGCTACAGTTGCATCAATATCAAATACACCTGTTGAGCTATTGTAATCTAATCCAGTACCACCCGATACTGAACTTCTAGCTCTTGCAGTAGTGTGATATAGATTGCTAGAACCTTCTGTGATACTATCAGTATCAAAGTCATTAAAGTCTATGCTTAATGTACCACCAGATTCATTTATACCAGTGCCATCAGTTAAATAGTTAGAAACTCTTGCATCTGTGTAGTATAAATTGGTGGAGCCCTCACTTAAGCTATCAGTGTCGTGATTGCTGATGCTTGATACAGTTCCTGTGACATTCCCAGTCAAGGCTCCTTCAAAAGTCCCTGCTACAAATGTCTCAGAGCCTATTGACCATTTATCATCTGTTTCATTCCATAGAAGTGTCTTGTTTGAAGAATCACCACGTTCTATTTCAATACCAGCATTTTCTGTAGGTGTTGATGCAGCGTTTGAATTTAAAATAATTAAGTTATCATCAACTGTTAATGTTTCAGTATTTAATGTTGTAGTTGTTCCAGATACAGTTAGATTTCCTCCAACAGTTACGTTTCCAGTGGTTTCTACAGTTGCAAATGTTACATCATCAGTAGTTGCAACAGCTTGTCCTATTGCAATAGAACCAGATGTTATAGTTACACCCGTTCCACCACTTAAATGTGCTCTGACTTCTGAAGCAGATGGTCCTGTATATGTTATAACTCCTGTCGAGTTGTCATATGACAGTGAACCGTCTCCTCCGGAATCAGTAACAGAAACAGAAGCTCTAGCTCTTGCATCAGTGTAATAAAGATTAGATGAACCCTCGGTTACATCATCAGTGTCGTGATTGGATAAAGAAGATACAGTACCGGTTACATTTCCTGTAACATTACCAACTAAGTCAGCAGTAACTTGATTAAAAGTTACATCGCTTGATGTTCCTACTTCTTGAGGTATGGTTAAAGTTAATGTTCCAGCAGTGTCATCATAAGTAGATGTTATTCCTGTTCCTCCAACTACAAGTCCATTTACAATGTCTTCTAAAGCATCTTCTACTTCTGGTAAATCTACAGTTAAAGTTAATTGGTTATTATTGTCGTCATAGCTTATATCTATACCACTTGTTGCAGAATCTATTAATAGTGCGGCAACTCTGTCATCAACTCTTTCAGAAGTAAAGTATAAGTTAGTACTTCCTTCTGTTAAGTCATCTGTATCTTTACCACTAAACGCAGTATCAAATCTTGCTGTTGTGTAGTAGAGGTTAGTTCCCTCTGATAAATCAGAAGTAGATTTACCTGTAAAAGCTGTGTCAAATCTTGCTGTTGTGTAATAAAGATTAGAACCTTCAG